GCTGGAAATTACCGACGATCCAACCTCGGAAAACGACACGGTCCAAATTTCCTGACCGATTGCGCGAACAGGCGTTCCAGATGCCTCGTTGTCGAGAACGCGGGTCGATAGCGCGGCAAGTTTGTTGTTGATGGCAGAGGCCGATGACGCGATGGCCGACGTGTCTACCTCGACTGCTACCAGAGTGGTTTCCGTTGATGCGCCGGAAGGCAGTGGGAGAGACGCTGAAGAGACAGGCTGAGTGGCCTGCCAAAATGTTCCACTGACCGGATGAGTAACACCCGACCCATCAACCGGAACTCGACCGGAAACAAGGGTGGCGGTTTTCCCGTTAATGTTTGCGACTGACGCGGCAATCGCCGTTGTATCGAATTCGACAGCGGCCAGAGTTGTTTCGGTAGCAGCACCAGACGGGAGCGGCAACGATGCTGCGGAAATTGGCTGTGTTGCCTGAAAGAACGTGCCGCTTACCGGAACCGCCGTGGCCCTCAGTTGCGTGTCAGTCAGAGGATCGGCTGACGTGACCTCGTAGATCACCTGCAGCACGTCACCGCTGTTGTGGGTCGAGGTGTCGACGTTCAACGTCAACGTGGTTCCGGCCAGATTCGTGTATCGGGTCGAGGTGTCTCCGGTGCTGTAGATCACCACGCCCCGGGTCTGGTTGATAACGGCAACCAGATATTTGACGTTGAAGCCTGAAATGCCGGACAGGTTGACGGTGCCGACGCCCGAGGCTCCAGGGGTGAACGTGTAGGATGGAATGGTGAATTGCTTCATGGGTCAGCCGAAAATGAGAGCGTTGACGATGGATTGGCCGTTGGTGATTCCGCCAGATGATGCCGTCTTGTTCTTCCAGAGCCCGCTGGATGACTCAAAAGCGAGAATTTCGTCGTTTGCGGGGCTGGTTATGGACACTCCACTCAAGTCTCCAATCGCGTGGGTGTGAATCAAAGCTGCCTTGCCATCCAACGCGGTTTGGAGTCCGTTGACCTCGGAAATGGGATGCGTGTGAACCGAAGGCGCAAACGTGAGCGGTTTGCCGGTGACATTGTCCCACGCAACCGACGTCCCTGCCGCTCCGGGAGCCGTCTCAATGGTGATGTTGACGGGTGTAGGCTGGATGACCTCAATGGTAATTTCGGCCATATTTTTACCTCGTTACGTCGGCAAAAATCGAGAATTGAAAAGCGCAAATGGTCGATTTCCGAAGCCCGTCTGATTCAATTTCGATGTCCCCAACGTAATTACCCGGGGTCAATGCAGCGGCTTGCGTCTTGGTCATGGTCAGAGCAAAAGTCAAAACCCCGTTGACGCCCTCGGTTGTAACTACCGGAGACAAAGAAAACTCATGGACAACCGCGGCAGATTCGTGGCTTACCCTGATTTGCGCTCTGACGACAACCGCATTCCAGTAGGACGCCCCGGTTGCGGAAATGACCCGGAAGGTTTCACCCTCCCAAGTGTCGCCTCGCCTCACTCGATAAGCCCGCGTAATCGGTTCAATCATGGCTGTTGTGTTTGTCCGGTTGCGTTGATGGAAGCGAGTTCGTTCGGGTCAAGGGTCATAATTTCGGCCCGTTGAATATTGAACTCGGTCGCAAGTTCCTGCGCATACGCGATTTCGGCCGCTTTTTGCCGCAACTGTTCGCGCCAGTCTTCCCCGGTCTCAGCGTAGATGCTTTGAAGCGTGCGCATTCCGGTTTTAAACTCGGCAACGGCGGCGGCGGAGTTGCGGCCTACGTCCACGTTAATCGACCTCGGAGCGCGAAAGGTGGAGCGATAAAAATCGGCCGGGGCTGGACGCATTGATGGGTCCGTTTTGATCCCGGTTTCGATGACGTACTCGTAAACCCGGCGCAAATGGTCGGCGATCACAAAAGAACGAGACCGGAAGAACGCATTGGCGATGTCCAGCACCGATCTAATGGACGTTCCTTGCATCGAGGTAGGCAGAACGATTTCTTTGGGCACTCCGATCCCGGCGCAGACCTTGGCCGTCAGGTAATCCCAATATCCCGAGGTCGCCGCAGACGGGCGCTCGACCTGAAACTGGTTGAACTCGTCCCCGTGTTTGAGAACGGCGATCTCCCCGCCGAAGACGTCCTTGTAGTAATCGGCCCGCTCGACCCCGTCGGATCCGAGGATTGTTCCGCGGATGATGTCGTCGTCGGTGACCTCGCCTTCTTTGGTCTTAATGACGTTTTGGACCTTGGAAGCAGCCTTGGCGGCTTGCATCTCAAAGATCTGGAGGTCGTCTAGATCGTGAAGGTCGTTCATGACCGGGTAAAGCGCCGGGAGTCCGCGATACTGACCCGGGCGTCCCGGCTCGAAAACATGGACAACGAACTCAGCTTCGACTCGCTGGAAAATGTCCTGACGTTTTCCGTCGTCGTTGGTGATGTGGTAGGCTACCGGCCGGCCTCGTTCGTCCACCTCGACGCCGTCAATGATTGTCCGACCCTGCAAAGCGGGCGGGCTCTTCACCCGGTGGGATTCGACCAACTGGATGCGAGGGTTTCCAGATTCGCCTCGGGTGAGGATAATGAAAATTTCACCATCGACGAAAAGCGCCCGGGCGATGATGCCCTGAAGCGATCCAAACGACAGCCGGGAGGATAAATCGGCAAAACGTTGCCAGTCTCGCCAGTAATTTAGCGCGGTGGCATTCCATGCGGTGTCTGACGATGAGGGGAAAAACGCGAGTCCCTGCCCTACGGTGTACTGCTCAAAAAGGTCAGCGATGCGGTTCACGAACGCATTGTTGCGCTCGAAGTACCGAGACCGACGAACCAACTCGTAACGGCTGTAGGGATCAATGTCGAAGGAAGCGGCCTGAACCGAACCGTGGAGCGTGGAACGATGGCTTGATTGCCTTGCGCCTTCATATCGGGCTTTGGGCGAAACCACAAACCGAGTCGCAGCGGCTAGGCGTTCAAATAATTTCATCGGATCAGATTTGAAAAGTCGTTGCGATAGGATCGGACGGGCTTGAGCCGCAGCATCATAAACGCATAGCGAGCCGCATCGGTGAGGTTTCCGGCCCCGACCGCCTCGTCATAGTGGTCGAGGAGTTGGGAGTAGGCCTCGGCCATTTCGGTAGGCGTCACGCCTTCACTTGCGTTGACCTGAAACGTCACCGACCGCCCATTTCCGGTGGTCTGCTGAAGGACTTTTCCTGATTGGACAGCAGCAACCGCATCACTATTGAGCGCGGTGAGCTTGTCCAGGAGCGTGGAGCCGCTGGTTACCGTCGAATAGACGGACCGCAACAACCCACGAGCAAATGCGGAGGAAACTGCCACGATTGAAGGTCCGCAAGAATCGGTCCTTGATGCTATGGGGGCGTTGCTCCGCGCTCGCTCATTTCCGCCCGTGCAGGCGTTCGGCCCGCGGTTGCGGATGTTTTGTCAGCCACGCCAACGCCTCTGTGAGTCGCGCCCGGCCCCCCGGCATTGGGAAGCCTCGGGCCTTCATCGCGTAGACGTAGGACGGAGCCCGCTTGAGCATGGCGGCGATTTCCTTCGTCGTGAGGAGGTCAGTTTGCATCGGAGTTGGTCATGCGGAGGCGGTTGTGGAAAATTGCACCGGCAACTTGCATGACTTCGCAGTCGGCCAAATGATTCGGCCATTTTGAAGATCGGGAAAGCCACGTCCACGTTGTTCGGCCGGTGGCGCTGGAAAGGCGGGCGACCTTTTGCTCGCAGTCAAGGTGCCTCCAATATTCCGGCGAGGCTACGTTATCGGCGACCTCCCACCGGGTGGCCGTCTTTCCCTTGCGGAGGCGTTCGAGAATGTCCTTGGTCACGTCGGTCCCAAACTCCAGCAGCTTAAGTTCAAGACGTCCCTGCCGGCCAGCGTTGTCACCGACCCGAGGGTCAATGCCTCGTAGAAAAAACGGATCTTCCACCCCGGTCTTTGGGTTGCGCCAACCTTTGCGCGGCATTCCCTTGGCGGGCATCCATCCGACCCACAGAGGCACCCGGCCGGTCCTCGGGAAGAATCGTCCCCACCGGAGGCATTCTGAGTAAACGCTGGGAGCATCGTAGCCTGAGTCGATGATGACGTGGACGTCCTGAATCCCGTGATGGGACTGCTTTTCACGCACGTCGTGCCAAGTGTCCAGCGGCCCCGCGTCGATGGCTCGGGATGACCCGTCCTCGTTCCATGCCCTGACCACAAACCAGAAGTGCGGGCTGGAAGCCTGACAGTCGACGGTCAGGAACTTAATCGCCTTTTCGGCCACGCCTTCGGTGCCGGCGACGATCAATTCCTCTCGCTGTCGGGGCGCGGCTTGGTTTTCCCATGGCTCGCTTAAGTTGCCGTTAATAAAGCCCTGAAGCCCGATCAAGGATTCCTGGGCCTCCAAAAACTGCACGGCTAGGTGACCCCATGTGCATTTGCGATCCGGGCTGTACAGGCTCGACAGATGGTAAGATCGGACCCCGGGCAACGATCCCTTGTTTTCTGGGATCCATTGACCGTGTCGAAGGCTGGCTACCTTTTGGGAGTCGGTGATGGCCCCCTTGCAAAGTTGACACTCGTAGCGGGCGGATCCACGGACCCGGCCGAAGTCCCATTTGCCGTCTTCCAGTTTGGCGCTCTCGTCCCACTTGACCTGCTTCCACTCCAGCCGGATGAGGGCCTTGCAATTCGGGCAGGGCAGGTAATACCGGCGCTGGTCGCCTCGAAGG